ATTAATGTTGATTGATGATAAAATGATTGACTTAACAATTACATCCCCACCATATGATGACATTAGAACTTATAACAATAAAGTTAAAACAAAAAAAGGCGATGAATTTTCATTTGATTTTGATGGAATTGTAAAAGAATTATTTCGAGTAACAAAAAACGGAGGTATTGTCGTTTGGGTTGTTGGGGATCAAGTAAAAAATGGTGGCGAAACAGGAAACTCTTTTAGACAGGCTTTAAAATTTATAAGTGAAGGATTTATTTTGTACGATACAATGATTTATATGAAGAATGGCGCTCCATTCCCTGAAAAGAAAAGATATAGTCAAGTGTTTGAATATATGTTCGTATTTTCCAAAGGTAAACCAAAAACGGTTAATATCATTAAAGATAAAAAAAATAAGTGGGCAGGGCATACCAACTTTGGTAAAAGAGTTATGAGAACTAAAGATGGTGACCTTAAAGAAATGCCAAAGTTTGAGATAGCCGAATACGGTAATAGGTATAATGTATGGGCATATTCCACAGGTAAAAATTATTCAACTAAAGATCATTACGCATTCCAACACCCAGCAATATTTCCGGAGGAATTAGCTGAAGATCATATATTATCTTGGTCTAATGAAGGAGATATAGTTTTAGATCCAATGGTAGGGTCGGGAACAACCGTTAAAATGGCAAAGTTAAATAACAGAAAGTTTATTGGTTTAGATATTAATGAAGAATATATTAAGATCGCCAATCAAAGAGTTAAAGAAATAATATCTTATAGTGATGAAAATCCAAATCCTAAAACAAAATTTGTGGTTTCAAAATAAATTTGTATCTTTACAGTATGAAAGACGCACTACCATATTGTAATACAGGAAAAGCCATTATAGGTTATGATGAATCGGCAATTGCAAAAAGAGAGACCAACGATTGTGTTGTGAGAGCATTTGCATCTTGTTTTGATTTACCTTACGATAGGGCTCACGAATACGTTAAAGTGAAATTTGGACGTAGGGATCGTAACGGGACTTATGGTACTGTAAATAAAATGGGTGAACTTGCAAAAAAGGGAACTCAAGTAAACTATAAAAAAGTTAAATGTGTTGGTACACTAAATGAATATCATAAACATACTTTGGAGTATACGGTTAAAGTAAAGGGTGAAAGAGTTAACCGTAAAATGACTGTTGGTACGTTTACAAAACAAAACCCTGTTGGAACATTCTTCATTCTTGTTTCAAGACACGCCTTCACGATTAAAGATGGTGTTGTGATTGGTAACTATGAAGATTCAACTAAGAAGAAACGTATTATAAAACATGCGTTTATGGTTAAATAAGGACAGGTAGCTCAGTTGGTAGAGCACTAGATTGAAGATCTAGGTGTCGGAGGTTCAATTCCCCCTCTGTCCACAAAATGCTCAGGTTGATCGTGGAGGTCAGTAGGTTTGCAAAACCTATGGAGTTGGTTCGATTCCAACCTTGAGCTCAATAATATGCCCCTATGTCGGAATTGGTATACGAGTCATTCTTAGAAAATGAATTTTGCAGGTTCGAGTCCTGCTGGAGGTACAAAAATTAAATAAAACTTGATCTTTTTAAAAAGATGACTATATTTATAAAACAAATTAAAAAACCGCAAATGAAAAATTTACACATATTATTGATAGGGGGCGATTTAGCTGAAGCAACTTTCAAGGAGAGGGTGTAATATTTTATACATATAATATTTGAAACCCCTCTTCGAAAAAAGAGGGGTTTTTTTATGTTCTTTGTTTTATTGGTAAAATGGTTCGGTGGTGAAATTGGTATACACGCTGCGTTTAAGCCGCAGTCCATATGGTTGTGGGTTCGAGTCCCACCCGGACTACAAAAAAAAATAAAAAATAATTTACAAAGTGTTTGGCAAATCAAAAGTGATTACATATCTTTGTAGAACAAGTGGTTGTAAGAAACGGGAAACTCGTAAAGTACATTAACCTGTTGACTCAAGATGGTGAAACGAGAGTGTGAGTCAACTACTAAACTACAAGTAAATGGTGCGGTAGCTCAGTAGGTAGAGCAAAGGTTTGAAAATCCTTGTGCCGGTGGTTCGATTCCATCCCCTCACCACAAATATTGTGACGCAGGTGCAACGTCGGTCTCATGAGCCGAATTGGGTCGCCCCCCGTCGGAGGTTCGAGTCCTTCAGTCACAACAACATAGCGGGATGTGGAAGTTGGTCATCCGCTCGGTCTCATAAGCCGAGATCGCAGGTTCGAGTCCTGCTCCCGCAACTAAAACGCCGATATAGCTCAATGGTGAGAGCGGGACGCTTATATCGTCAAGGTTATGGGTTCGAGTCCCGTTATCGGTACTGGGAGTGTTAGCAGTAGAGTTCAGCTTGAGAATGGAAGTGGAGAGCACTTAAAAATGAGTCCACAAGATGTTAAGCCGTTTATTCAGTTTGAGGGCGATAAAAACTGGAGCGTTTAGGAGAAAAGTCGCTTGATAAAATGAACCCATGGTGTTAGTAGGATTGATCCCCTCTTCCATGTAAAAAAATGTGACGAATGTCCCAAGTTCGTCACGATTTGCGGGTGTCGTATAATGGCTATTACTCCAGACTTCCAATCTGGCGATGAGGTTTCGACTACCTCCACCCGCTCAAATGGGCCTGATGCCGACGGCAGGTCGACTCCCTTGCAAGGAGATCGTTTGGGTTCGATTCCCACAGTGTCCACAATAATTAGATGGTCGGTTCATCTAGGGGTCAGGATACAAGGTTTTCATCCTTGTCACACGGGTTCGAATCCCGTACCGACTACACCCTGTCAAGGTAGATAGGTAAGTTAGGTAATGCGTAATGTGAAAATGGTATCACACCCTGAAAACGCCACGGTCCATAAGCTCTTGGACGCGAGAAGTTATAAAGGTTGCATCGTTGCAGGTTCGAGTCCTGTCCTGACTACAAAAAAACTAAAAGTTATGAAAAAGTTTGAAGATTTAGAATTTGATAAAATATCAGATGAACCATTTATGTCAGGTGTTCGTTCTCGAATGATGTTTGAAAATGGGTATGGTGTTAGTGTTGTATCTCACACATATTCATATGGTGGAAAAGATGGTTTGTTTGAAATTGCGGTTTTAGATAAAAAAGGTGAATTAACTTACAAGACACCTGTGACAAATGATGTAATTGGTTATTTAAAACCTGAAGAAGTTACAGAAATTATGGAGCATGTGCAGAAATTGTAAAAAATTATTATTATATTTGTACTATGACAGAGGAACAAAGAAAAGCGGTAGATAACATAATGGACTGGTTTGATTTTGACAAGGTTCATAAAACGATGAAGGCTCTTCGTTGGGAATGGATAGGTGCTGAAGAAAAGATCCCATGTCAAGGTGAAATTAGAGAAAGGGCAAGACAACTTTTAACTGATGCAATACAAAGTGAAATGAGCATCGGATCAGGAGGACTTCAAGTAACTTATGTTCCTGTTGAAGGATTTTTAAAACTTGAATTTGTAGTGTCTGAATGGGACGCTTTGATATAAGAAAATAAGACCCCACGATTGGCAGACGTATCCGACTGTCATGGTGTGTGAACCTGACTTGAAGGCTTCAAGGCTATGGGGGAGGCTACACAAGATTACTAGGATTCCTCATTATGGATTGAGAGGGTAAGGGGCTTTAATTAGTCGTGTCGTAATCCACAAGTTGTAGAAATACTGGACAATTCTACAACATACACTCCGCTTCCGAGTGAGACCCGCCACGTAACTTTGGGGGTATGGTGAAGATGTTCTGAGGATAACACTGAACGCTGAGTTTGATTCCACCCGACACGATGGTGAGATAGAATAAAGACGGAGTGTGAAAGTATAAACCCACCGTGGATGGTTACTATGGTCTAACGAATCTTAGGCATATCGGTGAGGGATATTATGTCGTCAAATATTAAAACTTGAAAGGTTCTCCCAAACTGGCGTGGGGATGATTCAGAACCTTTTTTAATGGTCCATTGGTGTAGTGGCTAACATTCATCCCTGTCACGGATGAGCCGCGAGTTCGATTCTCGCATGGACCGCAAAAAATTGTATAATTGTTTAACTTAAAATAAAAAAAAACACATGGCAACAAAATCAGGAAACAAAGGACGTTACATCTGCAAAGTAGGACACTTCGACATCTATGCAAAAGATGTTCTTAAACCCGCTAAGGCAACAAAATTCAAGTGGTTAAAAGGTGAGGTTAAATCAACTGATTATGTTGTATACCACTCCAAAAAAGTGATCGAGAAAGGATTCAAAACCAAAGATTTGGCGGTCGCTAAAGCTACAGAGTTGATGGAAAAACACATGGTGAAAGCATAATTTCACTTGGTCCTATAGCTCAGTCGGTCAGAGCAAATGACTCATAATCATTAGGTCCTTGGTTCGAGCCCAAGTGGGACCACTAAAATAAAAAATATGAATAAAGTAAAAAGTTTTTTTAAATCGTTTGTTGCGGTTTTAATTGTTATGTTGGGGTCGTATTTAACTAGTTTTTATTTGAGTAATGATATTAGTTTTACAAGTGTTTTTTGTGGGATTTTAGGATTTTTTATTGTTTTTCCAGCAATAAAAAAATGGGAAGAAAGATTGTGGGGATCCAATGCTAATCAAGAGTAGTACAACGCTAAAAAACCCTTTATAAACCACACCAAATCATCAATTTTTTCGTCTTTATAATAAACAACCATACCATGTCAAATTCCGAAATTTTAGCTATTGCAATCCCCGTGTGTTTATCACTTTATGTGATTTATAATTGGTTAACTTTTAAGGATTAATAATAATTTAAGTTCTTTTGTGATATTTATAGTAAAATAAACCTAAAATAGTTTACTATGAAACTAACAAAAGAACAATTATTGGGTATCGTTAGACACACCATTACATTTATCGGTGGTATCCTTGTAATGAAAGGAATTGTTGACGACTCAATGGTTCAAGAAATCTTGGGTGGTGCTACCACTTTGGCAGGTGCCATTTGGTCTATTGTTGATAAAAACAAGGCTTAAACTTTTATTATTTTTAAATTAAAAACCCACTCAAAGTGGGTTTTTTTATTGATCACAATATTTATTGAATAACTATGGAAAATTTTGCAGCAATTGCGGTGGCGTTTATCACAGGAGTTTTGGGTCCAATCGCGGTTTTATATATCAAACACTTATTAAGTTCGAGAAAAAAGAAACCTGATATGGTCATGGATACTTTAAAAGTAAGTGAGTTAATCAATCAAAAAATTGATCATATAAAGGATGAATTTAACGCAGATCGAGTTTGGATTTCACAATTTCACAACGGAGGAAATTTTTATCCAACAGGTAGGTCAATGGCTAAATTTTCAATAATGTACGAAACAGTAAGTCCAAACGCCAGCTCAGTTCAATCAAATTTTAAAAATATTCCTGTAAATCTATTTTCAAGATCAATAAATCAACTTCTTCAGAATGACGTTATTGAAATTGCCGATTTCAAAGACGATACGATTGCAACTTATGGATTGAAATATGTTGCAGAAGAAACTGGATGTAAATCCGCTTATTTATTTTCAATCAAATCTTTAGAAGACAAATTTATTGGTATTTTAGCTATCGATTATACTAAAAGAAAAACAAGATTAAGTATAGAAGATATTAATCACCTTCAAAATCATGCTTCATCTATTGGTGGAGTTTTGATGACTTATTTGGCACAATAAAAAAAATTCACTACCTTTACGGTATGAATATCTTCTTTTTAGATTTTGATACAAACAAATGTGCAAAATATCATTGTGACAAACACATTGTCAAGATGATACTTGAGACCGCACAACTTTTATGTGGTGTCCACCATGTAACCAATAATGATACCTCTAATGTACCTTACAAGTTATCACATAAAAATCACCCATGTGCTATTTGGTCTCGAGAGTCTTTATCCAATTACCTTTACTTATGTGATCTTGGTTTAGAGTTATGTAAAGAATACACATATAGATATGGTAAAAGACACAAATCACAAGAAGTTATAGAGTGGTGTTTGACAAATAAACCGAATATTTGTGACAAAAATTTTACCACACCACCTAAAGCCATGCCTGATGAATATAAGGTTGATGATGTTATAGAATCTTACAGGAATTACTATCGTGGTGCTAAAAAAGATTTTGCAAAATGGAAAAATAGAGAAATACCTGAATGGTTTTGATTAATTGTAATATTTATAATAAATTGCAATTAATTGATGTTAACAAAAAAACAAGTATTAATCGAAGCCCAAAACGGTAAGTTATCGGGATTAACTCCAATTGGATCTGGTCATCAGTTAAATAGTGAAGCAGCAAACGCTTACTCTGAAATGGTTAATGCCGCAAAAAAAGATGGAATAAGTTGGGGTATTACGGATTCATACAGACCTTATGAAATCCAAGACAAAATATTCGATTGGAAATATTATAAACTTTCGGGTAAAAAAAGAAAAAAAGGTACTTCAAATACTCCTGTTGCTTACCCTGGTACATCTAATCATGGTTGGGGGAGCGCTGTAGATCTCAAAGTAAAATATGGCGATCCGGCACATAAATGGTTAACTCAAAACGCATCAAAATTTGGATTCTCTAATCCATTTAAAAATCCAAGAACCGAACCTTGGCATTGGGAACATAAATCAAGCGCTCAAGGTATGAAATCAGGTTCGGATGTTTCTGAACCAACTCAAAAAGGTAAGTCATCACCTTCTGACGTTGATTTATCAAATTTAGCAATTAGTCAAAACACATATAAGGGAGAAGCAAAATCAAACATTGATATGATTATCAATAAACTTAAAGACAAAGGTATAACTAATCCGATACCTGTTTTAGGTATATTGGCAACTATAGGTAAAGAGAGTGGATTTGTACCAAAAAATGAAAAAGGATATTGTGGTACTGACGACAGTAGAATCATACAGATATTCAAAGATAGAGGACAAAGATGTAAAAAACACAAATGTGATGATGAAAAATTCTTTGATTGTGTTTATGGAAGAAATTCAGGTATTAAATTAGGTAATACAGATCCTGGTGATGGATACAAATATAGAGGTAGAGGATTCAATCAAATAACAGGTCGAGCTAACTATCGTAAATATGGTTTTGAGGGTAATCCTGATGACTTAAATAATCCTGAAGGTGCTGCTGACGCAATGATCAATTTTTTGGCTCCTGAAGGTTCATCATTGAATAATAAGTTTGAAAACGTAGATGATGCTGTAAAATACTTTGTCACAAAAAATGCCGGTGGACAAACCTCATCAATGGGAGAAAGAAAGGCAAATGAAGTTTTAGCTAATTTCCAAGTTGGGGGTCAATCTTCAGATTCAATATCTTCAGATAATTTAGCAAAAACAGATAGTAAATCATCCGATAAAGACGACTCAAAATTAAATGTTTTGGATCTTATGGGATTAGGCGGTCTTAACGCTATGATAAGTTTGGCCAGAGGTGACGAAGAATCATTCAAAAAAGATATTGCAAAACAAGAAGCACTACAAGAACAAACTGATAGAATGAAAGATATCATTAAAAAAATATTGTAACTTTCTTGACCAATAGAAGTATTTATATTACATTTTGAATATAAAAAACAAAAAACGATGAGTGAGGAAGTAAAAGAAATCGAAATGTATTCGTATATTGCAAATGGTAAAACACTTTGGACATCTAATGAGGTATTTGCACAAATAAGAGCAAATTTTTATGGGACCGACACTGTTTATGTTGAGACCATCCAAGTAAACGAAGAAAATTAAAAAAAAATTCGCAAAGTACTTGACAGATCGAAATAAATGTCTTAACTTTGTAAAACAAATCAGGAAAAGTCCTGAAACGTTCTTTGAAAAAATAGATTATCCGTTCAGGAAAAGTTTTGTCAGATTCTTTGACAAGTAATTGAGATGTAAGTCTCTTCTTGGAATGATAAAGATATTGGGCCGTGTATAGTCCATAAAATAAACTACGAAAGTAGGATAAAGTGAGTCGGAAGTGTAACCGATTTGCGCCTTGAGTAATCGAGGTCGAGTACACAAGCGGGATACCGCTTAATCTTGAGTACCGAGGGCAACGCTGTAGGGAAATAGGTTAAGTGATTTGGCGATGTGGGTCGTCCGATTGAGGTGGGAACACCAATAGGAATAACCCGTAGGGATATTGCAAAACATGAGATTATCCGATTTCATTATTGCGTGTTCCAATATCAAAGGGTACTTAAAACCGTAAGGTATGTTGGTGTACAGGTGGTGCTGTTACTAACCTTGATCGACTCCCACCAAGGAGTTTTTCTCGAAGTAATCTTGAAGTATGGAAATGGGGACATTTCAGAGAGTAGTTGAGTATTTCGTTGTTCAAAAGATAACGAAGCCCGTGACGGACCACTACTTTCAAAATCCACGACACAAAACTTATGGAAGTTGTTATTTTCCAAAATAATGAAACATATAAGCAAAAGTGTCCGTCAGGTAATAGTGAAAGGTGACTACATAGTAATGAGCCGTTCATTGCACGAAAGGATCGCAAGTCTGATCGTATTCTTACCAAACACCTCTAGTCCCGCAAGGATGAGTTGGGGAGGCATCCTCGAAGAGAGTCGAGTAATAAGAGAGTAACTATTATCTCAAGGAGTGGTATACCTAAAAGACCGTCACTGAGAAATACTTCTCAAAAGGAAGTGGATAAGAGTAGAAACAATAATGACTCTAAAGGTTCTCACACAAACGTGTAATCTCAGCGTTTTATTTCTTTTATAGAATGGAGCTAACCGGTAAAAATATTAGGGACGATGTGAATCGATCCCTTTTTTTGTTTTTACTGATTGGTAAATAAGATCAATAAATTTTAACATTTCATCATGTGTCATTGAATTTTTTGCATGGTTACATGCGGTGCTTATAAATTGTATGTTTCCTTTCACATACCCTAAATTACTATTGATCCTATCTAAAGAAGCAGTATTGATGTTATTACCATTTTCATTTGGTTGGACTAATTTAACACCGCTATAAACACAAATACCACTTTGTATTTCCCATTGATCTAAAAGATCTTGTAAATCAATGTTATACTGATGATGTCTTTTTTTTAGTCTTCTGAAATGCTCTCTAAGTCCTGTAAATTGATCTCTACGGTTGTTTCTTTTTGGTTCTAAGTATTTGATATTTTCATTAACATATTGTTTTAGGTGGGTGTGATTATCAATACCACAACATTTTCTTGAGCAATAGTTTTTTCTACCAATTTTTTCGTTTCTAACTATTTCAGACTTATCTTTCAAAAACTCAATACCACAAGATGGGTTAGAACATATTGTTAATTCTTTTTTTCTTTGTCTCATATTCTTTTATTTATAAATAGTCCGTATCCACAGAAAAAACCAAGTATCCACAAAAAAATAAACAAAAAAAATCCCACCATAATTAAATAGTGGGATCAATTGGTGGACCTAGAGGGCTCCGACTCCCTCGTCCGGCTCGTCTTGTCTAAAAGACAACTACATGTTTAGATCAAGGTTTTTCATACCTTCCGAAATATTTGGTTCCTATTTTTACATTGTTACCAAAAACTGTGTCGAGTTCACTTTGTTACGGTAGCCCTCTGAACGAGACCGTTGTTTCCTTTTAGAGTGAAAACCAACTCATCTACGACTTCTGTTGCTAGGTTATCTGTCTGACCGACCCCCCGTTTCCGTATCTAATTAAGCTACAGTAACTTCAGAACCTCTTACTAATCCAAGAGTTTCCATTTTGTTTAGCACATTGCCAGTTGTGTTTTGAATCAGTTTTTAACGAGATTAATTCAGTCCCGACATGCTTCTTTTATTCAACCAACGCCCGTCAAATCCAATATAGGCCCATATATCTTAAATGACTATTTTCAAATAACTTCTATACAAATATAATACAAAGATTTGTATTATCCAATATATTTATAAATATATGAAAAAAAGACTTCTTATAGAAAATGATGTTCCTGAAATGACGGATTTTCAAAAAATCCTTCTTTTAAATAAAAGAAAGTTGTCTCCTGATGATGTCGAATTCATAACTAGGGATTATGACATTGATTTAAATAAGGTCCAAGTTAAACCTGATGGTTTATTATTTGACTTTGATGATTTAGAACAGTTTTTGAAATTTTTTCATTATCCTACGTTTGAAGAAGGGTCTGATGGTGAGTGGGATGCTATTAACTATGATCGTATGTATTATGGTTCTTACGATTTTTATGATTCGTGCCAAGATCGAGCATACGATGATTGGAGGGAAGGATATACTTTAGGTTATCTTTGTCGTGAAGCAAAAATCAGATTAAGAGAATTACTTAAAATAATTGCACCTAACCTTGTTGATAATATTAAAGAAGACGGTAGTAGAATTGATGATGAAAGTCAAATAACTTCAGTATTAGACAAATACTTTCAAAATATTGGAGATGAAATGGATGAGATTATATGTTCTGCTAAATCAAATGCAACTGAAGCAGGAGTTAAAGAGGCGATTCAAAAAGAATATTGTAATACACTTAGTGAATTTGGGGTTGAGAAATGGGGTAAGTGGTGTTTTGGATTATATTTTATAAGTTGGGGTAATTTAGTTCAGTTATTTGTTGAGGATGGTGAATTTGATGGAAAAGCTCTTGATGTGTTAATACAAAAAATTGATAAAAAATTTAGACATTCTCTTCCTGAACATTATGAGATGGAATATTATGTAATGGATAATGAAATATTTGAATCTCAATCCTGTGAAAAATTGGTAAATTTAATTGATGAGTATATAGAAAGGGCTCAAGAAGAATTTTCTCCCGAATACTCAAAAATTATGGATAAACTTAGTGCGTTAGGTCTTTTTATGACTAGTGGTGTAAAAATACCAGGTCAAACAAATATGTTTATTAGAGTTGAAGAAGTTGATCCTACCACCTTAAAAGTAAAATATATAGTAGGTAGAAATTCTTACTTTGGGGATCGTCAGTATGGTTTATCAACTCCTAATGAAGTAATTACAATGGCAACTCAGCCAGGTCTATTTAAACCAACTGAGTTTAGAATCGCTCCGGGTCAATTAAAACGATAACGCTCTTTTAGAATCTCGTATAACTTGTACCCATCCTCATCATCGATATAGAATTGATTTTCATCATAGATATCCGCAATTATAAACCCATCTTTTTCCTCAATCACATCAATAGATGTTAGTTGGTGAACCTCATCGTAGAATGGACTTTCATTATCAAACAAAGTTGTTGTGGTAGTTGTTGGTTTTGGTTCCGTTTTGAACTCGTATTTTTTCAACCCAAGATCCTCAACCATATTTTTACCCGCCTGAATTGCTCTCTCAACATCATCAATACAAACAAATTCATTTGCTGTGTGCATGTTATAGTAACCACAAGACATGTTGATACAAGATAGGTCAGATAGTTTTTTAATCATCATGATATCTGTGTATGGGTGAGACTGAACCATCATTTCATTACCAAATCCTTTTGTGATTGATCGAAGTGCTGTATTGAAAAACTCACCATCTTTATTGAACAAAACGGTTCCCATACAAGAGTATGAAATTAAATGATCGCCAGGTGCATCGTATTGAGTACAATAACCAACATCTTTTAAAAACTCTTTATCTACCAATTTTGATCCATGACAACCTGTTTCTTCTGAAACAAAAAATGCAACTTTGACTTTATCTAACTGACGAAGTAATTCTAAACAAATGTAGATACCACATTTGTCATCACCACCAATACCTGTTGGTCTTCCATCTTTGTCGTAGGCTTTTAAACACAATACTTGTTTAGTTCCGAAGTCTTTACCGAATGTATATGGACGAAGAAGGTATTCTTCTTTTACATCAATAAGGTCAACAAGTTCGTGTACTGTATCGGTGTGGGAAATGAACATTGGGTAAAATTCTCCTTCACCCAATGTTCCTTTAACCGCATATATGTTATTGTGTTCGTCACAAGTTAAAGTAACTCCATCCATATCCCCAATGGTAGAAATTAAATACTCAACCATTTTACTTTCCTTATAAGTCTTGGTTGGGACAGATAGGAGTTCTTTAAATTTATTTAGATCCATTTCAAATTGTTTCCACAAAGATAGTTGAATAATTGTTAATAAAAAAATTATTCTTTCTTTTTTCTTGTTTTTTTGACTTTTTCTTCTTTATTAGAAACGACAACCTCATCATTCTCAACCTTCAAGACATAGTCTTTATTTTCTTCAATCTCCATCATCAAGATTTTTTCAGAAATTAAATCCTCAATTTTATCTTGGATTGCTCTTTTGATTGGTCGAGCTCCAAATGTTTCATCAAATCCCACTTTAGAAATGTAATCGATTAGATCTTGTTCATAAGTAAAAATATATTTCTTTTCTAAGACTCTTTTTAGTAGTCTGTCAACCTCAAGTTTTGTAATTACATCAATATGTTTCTTTTCAAGTGAATTGAAGATAACTACATCATCTATACGATTTAAGAATTCAGGGGCGAAGAATTTACTTAGTTCTTTTTTAAGAATTTCTCTTTTCTCTTCTTCTCTAACCGCCTCACTTTTACCTCTTTTGAATCCAACACCAGCACCAAAATCTTGTAATCTCTTAACTCCAATATTGGAAGTCATAATAATCAAACAGTTCTTGAAATTGATTTTGCGACCCAATGAATCTGTAATGTGACCATCATCTAACAACTGAAGAAGTGTTGAGAAAATGTCTTTGTGAGCTTTTTCAATCTCATCAAATAATACAACAGAGTAAGGTTTGTTTTTAACTTGTTCTGTTAATTGACCTCCTTCATCATGACCAACATATCCTGGAGGTGATCCGATCAAACGAGAAATGGTATGTTTTTCTTGGTATTCACTCATGTCCACACGAATCATATTATCTTCACTTCCAAAGATTTCTTTTGCCAATTGTTTTGCCAAATATGTTTTACCAACACCTGTAGACCCTAAGAAGATAAATGAACCGATTGGTTTATTTGGATCTTTGATACCCATTCTATTTCTACGAATTGCTTTTGTGATTTTTAGTACCGCCTCTTCTTGGCCAATAACTTTTGAACTCAAATTATCACTTAAATTGATCAAGTTATTTCTTTCATCAAGATTTATGTTTGAAATTGGGATTTTAGTCATGTTTGAAACAACCTCATAAACCAATTCTTCAGGAATAGTTCTTTTACTACTTCTTAAATGTTCCTCAAATTTTTTCTTTTCTTCCTCAAGTTTTGCAATTACACCTCTTTCACGATCACGAAGTTCTGCGGCTTGTTCGTAGTCTTGTCTTTTGATTACGTTTATTTTTTCTAATTTAATTTTGTTGGCTTCATCTTTTAAGTTCTCAATAACTTCAGGAAGTTTTATGTCAATTTGCATTCTTGCACCAACCTCATCCAAGATATCAAAAGCCTTATCAGGAAACTCACGATCTGTAATATATCGATCTGCTAACTCAACAAATGTCCGTAATGTTTCGTCATCATATGTTACTTTGTGGTGATCTTCATATTTTTCCTTACTTAATTTAAGAATCTCAAAAGTTTCATCTTTTGTTGATGGATCCACTACTACCTTTTGAAATCTTCTTTCTAACGCTCCGTCCTTTTCAAAGTTAGTTCTATACTCATCTAAAGTAGTTGCACCAATACACTGAATTTCACCTCGAGAAAGTGCAGGTTTGAAGATGTTAGATGCGTCTAATGAACCTGAACTATTTCCTGCACCAACTATTGTATGAATCTCGTCAATAAATAAGATGATGTTTGGAGATGATTGAAGTTCTTCGATAATTACTTTCATCCTTTCTTCAAACTGACCACGGTATTTTGTTCCAGCAACCAAAGAATTCATGTCTAAAGAAACGATTCTTTTATCCATTAAATTCTTAGGACACTCACCATCATGAATCATCATGGCAAGACCCTCAACGATTGCAGTCTTACCAGCACCTGGCTCACCAATAATAATTGGGTTATTTTTCTTTCTTCGAGAAAGTATCTGAGCAATCCTTAAGATTTCCTTCTTTCTACCAATTACAGGATCTAATTTACCCTCTTGAGCCAATTTGTTTAAATCTTTACTAAAATTATCTAATACAGGTGTTCCTGAATCAGACTTTTTTTTCGCTTTATCATTTCCTTCATCCATAAATTCTAACATACTTCTATTGTTTTACATTCAAAAACTAATAAATAAATTTAGAAAAGTCCAATATTGTTATTTTG